AGGGTATCAAGTATCGGGCCGCGACTACTTGATACGTTGCCTAAACCCAGAGCATGACGACAGCAATCCTAGTTTTCGCGTTGATCGCGTCACTGGGGTTGCCCACTGCTTTAGTTGCGGGTTCAAAACCAACATATTCAAGTTTTATGGTGTATTTACCAATCCGGTACCAATCAAGATTGCAAAGCTAAAAGAGAAGCTAGCAGAGTTGAAGACCAATCACCTTGGTTTAGAGTTGCCGAACGGCTACACTCCTTACACCAAGAGTTTTCGTGGTATTAGTGCTAAAACACTAAAGTGGTTTGGTGCGTTTTATACCAATCAGGTAGAAAAGCTACAAGACAGGATAGTATTTCCAATCAAGGACATTACTGGCAAGACGGTGGTGTTTGTAGCACGCCATACACTGAGCAATGGCAATCCACGGTACGTTAACTATCCCAGTGGTGTTAAGATGCCACTTTACCCAACCTACCTGCCCAGCGGCTACAAGTCAATGGTGCTGGTAGAGGGTATATTCGATATGCTAAACTTGTACGACAAAGGCTTGGAAAACGTGGTGGCGTGCTTTGGCACGAATACGCTGCAAAACGACACCAAGCAAAAGCTGTTGCCATTCAAAGCACAAGGCATTACTCACGTTTACATTATGTTTGATGGTGACGAAGCCGGACGCAAAGCCGCACAGACCCTAAAGCCACTCATAGAAGAAGACGGGTTTGTGGTGGAAATCATAAACTTAAACGACGACACGGACCCAGGCGAGCTGGATCAGGATGACGTAAACTCTATTAGAGAGTATATCAACAAATAATAGCCCAATACGCTATAAGAAAGTATTATGACCAAAATTGCACTTATTGACAAAGCCCCAAACCGTACCCGTTACAGCGAGTACTTCCAGTTTGAGTTTGATCACTACCACATGAGCAGCAAGCCTATTCAAAAGCTGCTGAAAAAAGATGTGGATTTGGTGGTTGACTTGGACGAGTACGACTATGTTATCCTGGTAGGCGCGGAAGCAGCTAAAGAGTACGCTAAAGTTACTAGCGTAACCAACTACGCAGGCCAGCTTGTAGACGACAAGTTTATTCCCATCAGCAACCCAGCAATGCTGGCGTTTAAGCCAGAGGGCAAGCCTGACTTTCAGCGTGCTGTGGACAAAATCCACAAGTATATTGAAGGAAATGTTAAGCCTAGTACGCTGGGCGACTACAAAGGTATTGATTCTACCGAGGAAGCTAAGCAGTTCTTCCGGGAAGTCCTAGCCAACGCACAGGGCGCTGTGACGCTGGACACGGAAACCACAGCACTGTATCCCAGAGACGGATATGTGCTTGGCTTGTCGATGAGTTATAAGTCAAAACATGGCCGATACATTCTTACTGACTGCTTGGACGAAGAATGCTTGCAGCTGATTAGGGAAATTGTGGACACTTTTGACATAGTGTTCCATAACATGAAGTTTGACTACAAAATGATTAAATATCATCTTGGAGTGGACTTTAACCGCAAGCGTGTACACGACACTATGGTTATGCACTATGTGCTGGATGAAGCCGATTCACATGGCTTGAAGCAGCTAGCACTAAAGTACACCGACTACGGTGATTATGACTCGGAGCTGGACGAGTATAAAAAGGAATACTGCAGCAAAAATGGTGTGCTTCAAGACGACTTTACCTATGACCTTATTCCGTTCGACATTATTAGCAAGTATGCTGCTATTGACACAGCCGTTACATACGACCTTTATCAAAAGTTCTGGCCTATTATTCAGAAAAACGATAAGCTGTTCAAGGTGTATCAGGAGATCCTGATTCCCGGCACACTGTTCCTAATGGACATGGAAGAAGTTGGCATTCCTATTAGCCGTGAGCGTATGGAAGCCGCCAATAAGTACCTGGACGAAGAAGTTCAGCGTGCTAAAGAGGCTATTTATGGCTTTGATGAGGTAAAGCTGTTTGAGCAAGACACTGGTAAGATTTTTAATCCTAACAGTGTAATGCAGCTGCGTGTTGTGCTATTTGACTACTTGGGTTTGGAGCCAACTGGCAAGAAAACTGCCACTGGTGCTATCTCTACTGATGCTGAAGTTTTGGAGCAGCTCAGTGAAGAACACCCGCTGCCCAAGGCAATTTTGAAAGTGAGGCAACTTGGCAAGATTCAGAATACCTACATTCAAAAGATTCTGCCGGAGCTTGATCGAGATAGCAGAATCCGTACCAATTTTAATCTTACTTTCACCACTAGCGGTCGTCTCAGTAGTTCTGGCAAGTTTAACGCTCAGCAAATTCCTCGGGACGATCCTATTATCAAAGGCTGTATCCAGGCTCCGGCAGGTTACAAGATTGTTTCGCAAGACTTGACAACTGCAGAGATGTATTATGCAGCTGTGTTGAGTGGCGACAAGAATCTGCAAAAGGTTTTTAGCAGTGGCGGCGACTTTCACTCTACAATTGCAAAAATGGTGTTTAACCTGCCTTGCGAAGTGGAGGACGTAAAGAAACTGTACGGCAGTATGCGTCAGTCGGCTAAGGCTATTTCATTCGGTATTCTGTATGGTTCGGGCGCTAACAAGGTGTCGCAAACTGTTACAAAAGCCACAGGTGAGCCTTACCCAGTGGAGCAGGCTCAAAGCGATATTAAACAGTATTTTACCCGGTTTAATAAGCTAAAGCAGTGGTTGGATACTCGCAAGGCTTTTATTGAACAAAATGGATATACTTACTCGTTTTTTGGCCGAAAGAGGCGGCTTCCTAATGTATTTTCCAGCGACAAAGGAATCGCCGCCCACGAAGTACGAAGTGGTATTAACAGCGAAATCCAGTCGTTGGCAAGTGACATTAACTTGCTTGGAGCTATTGGAACTCAAAGAGAAGTTGCAGAGCTGGGGCTTGACGCAAAAATCTTCATGCTTGTACACGACTCAATCGTGGCACTTGTCCGAGAAGACCACGTAGAGCAGTACTGTGAAGTTCTACGCCGGAATACGCAGCAAGACTGGGGTTGTAGTATTCCAGCCTCGCCTATCGGTGTAGACCAGGATATTGGAGACGACTACAGCTTTGGAAACTTCGTGGAAACCTATCAAATTATCGGAGATAAGCTGGCCCGTATTTAAGTTGGGTGAGCACCGGCCTGAGCAGCGCGATGGCCGTGTGTTCTACTTGGCAGAATACAGCGACAAAGATACTAACGAGTACTTTGAAAACATCCGATTAATAGACGACAAGTCTATAACAAAGCCGACCTTGGGGTTGCGTAGGCTGGTTCTTAGGAATCAGTCTACGCTTCACCGTATCGGTACAGCAATTTACAGCCTCGTGGACTTGGTGAAGTTAGCAAAACATACCACTTGGTTTATAGATAATAGCGGCGCAGTATTCCAGCATAAAAAATGCACGCGCGCCAAGCTGCAAACGCGTAGGATCAAACAAGTTTTACCCGCGGCGGGACTAGGGTGTGTGTTAGAAATTGAAGGTCTATCACAGCGCTTCAAGTCTATGCTTAGACCTAGTGTGGAACAGCAGTGGGCGGGCTTATTGGAAGTTAGTGGTGGGTATTTATTGTATGGGTTTTACGACCAGCCTATAAAACCTACCTGGAGATTAGTATAATGCCAAAAGCAGTTATATCGAATAGAATCTATATAGACAATCCAGGTAAGGATCATAGCAAGCACGTAATCCAAACCCTTACCTATAAAATACACAAGGATACAGGCAGTAAGAAGTTTAGTAGTGTTGAAACTATTAAAAACTATAAGCTCCTAGCTGGTGGTATAATATCCCTGCCGCAAGGTAGACTAGACCTGATTCCTGCCGACTGGGAACTAGTAGACAAACGAGTGCTCAATCCGGTACCGTTTCCTACGCCTAAGTACGAGCTGCGTGAGGATCAGCGTGTAGTGTACGATGAAGTAACGGATACTTGCTTTATCAATGCCCTAGTAGGTTGGGGCAAGACTTTTACTGCGCTGCATGTAGCACGCAAGCTAGGTCAAAAGACGCTGGTAATTACACACACTACAGCACTGCGAGATCAGTGGGTAGAGGAAGTGGAAGCACTGTTCGGAATGCAGCCCGGTGTAATTGGCAGTGGCAAGTTTGATATTGAAGATCACGCTATAGTGGTAGGAAATATACAAACCATAGTTAAAAACCTAGAACCACTTCAAAAAGAGTTTGGTACTATTATACTAGACGAAGCACACCACTGTCCTGCAACTACGTTTGCGGGGACAGTGGATGCGTTTCATGCTAGATATCGCATAGCGCTTAGTGGTACAATGATTCGCAAAGACGGTAAGCACATACTGTTTCAAGATTATTTTGGTACCACTGTGTATAAGCCTCCACAGGCTAACACAATTAATCCTGCAGTGCATATAGTAAAAAGTGGCATCACACTAAAACCTGGTGCTACTTGGGTAGAGAAGATTAATGATCTAACTCAAAATGATAACTATAGAAGATTTATTGCTGGGGTGGCTAATTTACATATTAGTAAAGGCCATAGTGTCCTTGTTGTAGCAGACAGAGTAGAGTTCTTAGAAAAGGTAAAAGAGTATGTTGGAGAAACGTGTGTGTTGGTTACTGGCGAAACCGATTTCGAAGCCAGGCAACGAGTCAAGGAACAAATCCTCAACAAAGAAAAGATGTGCATTGCTGGAAGCCGTCAAATCTTTGCCGAAGGAATCTCCATCAACATCCTTAGCTGCGTAATACTAGCAGTTCCAATGAGTAACGACAGTTTACTAGAACAAATTGTGGGTCGTATTATGCGACCACATGAAGGTAAACTAGACCCTATAGTAGTTGATATTCAATTTGCTGGCTGGGCCGATAAAAAGCAAAATACAGATAGACTAGGTCTTTACCTACGCAAAGGCTGGGAAGTTGTAACGGTATAAAAAATTCAACTTGTCCGTGCACAGCTAATCTGATATAATATAATCTAAGTTAGCAACTATGACTCTGTTTTTCAACTTACAGACGCTGGAGGCTAAGACTAAAAATAACCCTAAACTTTTAGTTGATACTTTACAGCTGCATTTCTTAAATAAAACTTTGCCAAAAAATGCCAAAATTCAAGCGAAACCGCTTTCTAACATCAGTGGCAACAGTTACTTACTAAATGCGGCACCCCTATTCGCGGATAAAATCACAGACATTATCTATAAAGCACAGTATATAAAACTAGCTGGTCGCAGAGACTATCTTCAGTATAAACTTTACGGCGACAAGTCACTAGACCTATCGTACTTTTTAGATATAAATTTAGACTACATCAAACACAATCCGCTTTTAACAATCACAAACAACAAAATTAAATTCAAATACGAGGAATAAAATGGCACTTAGTTTCAAGCAAACCAAAGGCAAGGCACAATCTAATAAGGTTGAGTCCTATGAATACAAAGACGGCGAAAACACTGTACGCTTGATCGGTGGAGTGTTGCCGCGATACATTTACTGGCTCAAGGGCAGCAATAACAAGGATATTCCTGTTGAGTGCCTGGCATTTAGTCGCGAAAAGGAAAAGTTCGACAACATGGAAAAAGACCATGTTCCTGACTACTTCCCTGACTTGAAGTGCACTTGGAGTTACAGCGTTAACTGTATCGACCCTAAGTCGGGCAAAGTTGTGGCCCTTAACCTGAAAAAGAAGCTGTTTGAGCAGATTGTAACTGCCGCAGAAGATTTGGGTGACCCCACAGACTACGATACTGGTTGGGACGTTGTATTCAAGCGCGTTAAGACTGGTCCTCTGCCCTTTAATGTTGAGTATACCTTGCAAGTGCTACGCTGCAAGCCCCGCGCACTCAGTGATGACGAGCGTGCTATGGCTGATGCCGCAAAGTCCATTGACGAAAAGTTTCCTCGCCCGAATGCTGACGAAGTGAAGGCTCTGCTGGAGAAGATTACCAGCAACGAAGACGAAGCCGATAGCGATAGTAGCGCACAAGAAGCTGTTAACGAACTCAACGGTTAATCGCCAAAGCCCAGTAAAGTGAAGAGCTTACTGGGCTTTTTTGCCTCTAAAGGAATTAGATGAAAGTTTTATTCACGGCCGACGTACACATTAAGTTGGGCCAAAAGAATGTTCCGGTGGAGTGGGCTAAAAATCGCTATAACCTGTTGTGGGCGCAGCTGGAAGAGATTCAGCAAGGGTGTGACGCTTTCATAATCGGTGGTGATGTGTTCGACAAACTGCCTAGCATGGAGGAACTAGAGTGTTACTTTGATATGGTAACGCACTGCAAAGTTCCCACCGTAATCTACAGTGGTAATCACGAAGCTGTTAAGAAAGATACCACTTTCTTGAGTAACTTAGCACAAGTTACCAATCGCCTAAATCGGCAAGTAATAGTCGTAGATGACTACTACAGCGATTGGGGCATAGAGTTTGTTCCCTACAACAAACTAAAAGATTTTGAAAAGGGCAATCACCCTTGGCCTGAGGGCGGGCAAGTGCTGTGCACACACGTTCGTGGCGAGATTCCGCCGCACGTAAAGCCTGAAGTGGATTTGGATATATTCCAAAAGTGGCAAGTAGTCTTAGCAGGAGATTTGCACAGCTATGAGAATTGTCAGCGAAATATCCTCTATCCCGGCAGCCCAGTTACTACTAGCTTTCATAGATCTAGAGTGGATACTGGTGTTATTGTTTTGGACACTGTTTCTTTGGACCATAAGTGGCACACCTTGGAGCTTCCGCAGCTTATCAGGAAAACGGTAGGTGTTCACGACCCTAAGCCGCCAACAGACTACGACCATACCATTTACCAAGTTGAAGGCGATATGCAAGAACTTGGTGAACTGGAGGACAACGAGCTTATTGACCGCAAGGTAATGCGTCGGGAAACAGACGTTGCACTTATGCTAGACAAGGACATGGACTTGTCGCAAGAAGTAAGTGAGTACTTGCAGTATATTTTAGCCTTGCCGCAAGATACAATCGACAAGGCACTAAAGGAATTACAAAACTATGCAAACAAAATCGAACAGGTATAGTATAGCACAAGTATGGTCTCAACCAAACTGCCCTGCTTGTGATGAAGCCAAACGATTGCTGGAACTGCACCAGATTCCATTTGCAGTATGTGAACTAGGCCAGCCTGGTTACACTAAAAAGGAGCTGCTGGACATGGTGCCCAATGCACGCAGTGTTCCACAAGTATTCTTAAACGGCTTTCATGTGGGCGGATTACAAGAACTAAAGCGATTGCTAAATGATAACGATAAAAGAATTAAGATGGAGTAATGCGTTTAGCTATGGCGAAAACAATGCAATCAACTTTGTAAACGCACCACTAACGCAACTGGTTGGTAAAAATGGTCACGGCAAGAGTTCGATTGCCTTGATCTTGGAAGAAGTGCTGTTTAATAAGAACAGCAAGGGCATTAAAAAAGCTGATATTCTTAATCGTTATATCAAAGACAAGCAATACAGCATTGAGCTGGACTTGGAAAAAGACGGAGTAGAGTACTCGATCAAAACTACTCGTGGCAATACCCAAACGGTGAAGCTGCTAAAGGATAGTCGCGATATTAGTGCT